GTTTCTGCCCCTTTCCAATCTGATCTATGGTCCTTTCTTCGAACTTTCCCACAGTTTCGTCTTGTGGGTGAGGAGCTCTCTGAGTCCCTCCTTTTCGATCTGAAATCGTCCTATGATCGATTCCGCGTGAAACATGGCTTCCCGACCGAGAATCCCTTCTCCTGGGTTTCCGGTGATTACCGATCAGCCACCGATGAGCTCGCTCTTGAGTTCACCCTCGCCACTTTCGACGAGGCGGTCCGTCGGTTTACCGCCCTCCACCCGGAGGAGGCAAAGGTCGTGGTTCCTTTTCTCGAGACTATCATCCATCCGCCTACTGTTCAGTATCCGGGTGCCGCCATTAAGCCGGCCGTGATGAAGCGTGGTCAGTTAATGGGATCTCGCCTCTCGTTTCCCATTCTCTGTATCATCAACCTCTTCACGTATTTTGACAGTCTCCCCGAGTGTGTCCAGGAATCCATCTTCACTCTTGGTTCCTTTGACTCCCTCCCCGTCCTTGTAAACGGAGACGATATCCTCTTCCCTCTTCTCCCCTCCCTAACCCTTCCCGGTCCTGAGGACTTGCCGGATTATGACCACCTTCTATTTTGGAAGGCTGCCGTTCGCAGATGTAGTTTCTCCCTTTCTCAAGGTAAGAACTTCGTCCACCCACGGTTTCTCACGGTCAACTCGACGCCTGTTGAGTATATCCCTGCCTCTCGCCCCCTACCGGTTACTCACCGGGTTGAGGATTGGTCGGAAGACACTATCCCTCCAAAATCGATCTTCCCAACACCCTTTGATCGACTGGTCATTCATTCTTTCATGAACGTTGGCCTGTTGATCGGTCAATCTAAGCTCGGCTATTCGCCTGACCTTAAGCCTCTTGACTGTCTCTACAAACGAGCGGTCTATGATGCTCTGGACCCTCTGTTTGCTCACAAGCAGTTTATCCGATATCATCTATCGGAGATCCAGCGATTGACCTCTTTCGGAAATCATCGATTGAATCTCTTCGCCCACCCCTACCTCGGAGGCCTTGGTCTCCCCCTTCCTGCGGGGATTGATCCGGGCTTTACTGTCTTTCAGAGACAGTTAGCCCATCAGCTCTACCTCTCGGCCACTCAGACATTTGAGGGTCAGTCCTCGGACTTCCCCTTTGGTGCCTTGACCCGATTAGTAGAGTCTCCAAC